GCGGTCCGGGATCTCCGGACGCATCATGCGCACCCCCGTCAACCTCAAGGACCAGGGCACCCACGTGATCAAGTGGACCGCGAACCAGCCGTACCTGGAGCCGTTCTGCGGCACGGTCGAGGAGTGCGTCGCCGAGCTGCACGAGCGCACGGGCAAGAAGCCGGAGCGCGTGTACCAGGGCGAGCCGTCCCTTTCCAACTACATGGAGCGGTGCATGCGCTGGTACAAGGGGCAGGGTGAATACCTTGACAAGGTGCCGGATTTCGACAACGACCCCCCGATCAACATTTCTTTCACTCATTCGAGCGTGATGCTTGACAGGGATTGGCGCAATGACTATCTTGCTCGTGTTGCCATGGTGTACGATATGGCAACAAGAGAGGCAAACCCATGCAACTTCCTGAAGAACATCGACGCGATCCGAATGGGGTCGAAGCTGGCGAACTACAGTCCGTTCTACCTGACCGAGCCGAAGGACTGGCCGAGCCTGCTGGCGGCGCAGCACTTCCTGGTGGCGCACCGAGACGCCGGAGATCTTCCCGCGGAACCCGAGCCCCACGAGTTCGACGGGATGATCGAGAGCCTCGAACCCGTACACCCCACGTGATGTTCGAGTCCGAGTACGTCACGCTCGTCATCAAGCCGAAGATCGACCTGGTGCTTGAGGATGGCGTGGGCTCGATCGGAGACCTCACCGACAAGTTCAACAAGGCGTTCGACTGCAAGGTCTCGCGCACCCGCGTGACCGAATGGCTCAAGGCCATCGGATACCGGGTGACCCGGACCGTGCAGATCGACCGTCCGGCGGCGCAGCGCAGGGGAGCACCCGCCCCTGTCGCTCCCGCGCGGGAAGATTTCAGGACCCAGCATCGGCAGCACACCTTCGACTTCCCCGCCCCCGTCGGCGTCTTCGCGAACGTGGCAATGCCGGGCTTCCAGGAGTAAGAGATGACAGTGACCACACAAGCAGGCAAGCTGCCCCAGCAGCGCTACGCCAACCTCGGCTTTACCGGGGTCCGCATGATCCACCCGCCGGAGAAGCTCTTCGGCCTGATCTGTGGTCTCCCCGGCGAAGGCAAGTCCCAGTTCGTCCACTCGCACCCCGACTCATGGGTCTGCAACATGGACTGCACCTCGTCGCTCGGCGATCCGCAGGCCACGATCTGGCCGGGCATCAACCCCCAGGGCCAGCCGATCGACGTCGACGGCCAGCCGCTGATGATGACGTGGGAAGCCGTGAACGCCAAGGTCGAGCTGCTCTGCCAGCTGGCCAAGAACAACCAGCCCCGCCCGGCCACCGTGTTCTTCGATTCGCTCGGCACGTGGATCCCGCTCCTCAAGGACTGGATCACCCGGGTCAACGACAAGAAGGACTGGCGCGAGATGGACGGACGCCGCTCATGGGACCAGCTGTACGACATGGTGATCGACACGTGCCTCACGCTCCGGCGCTGCGGCTACGGGGTCTACATCATCTGCCATGTCGTCAACGCCAAGATCCCCCTGGGCGACGACAAGTACGTCTTCAAGCCCGAGCTCACGATCACGGACGGCTTCTACAAGCGGCTCTACCCGCTGTTCGAGCTGGTCGCCGCGATCTCCTCGGACTGGGTCACCGAGCAGCGTGAGATCAACCAGCCGCCCATCGTCAAGGACGGCAAGACCGTGACCCTCAAGCCCAAGGTCGTCACCGAGAAGCGCAAGCGGTACATGTTCTCGGTAGACTCCGAGACCCTGTCCGGAATCACCAAGCACCGTGTCAAGATGGACGCCGAGTTCGAGCTCCCCGAGTCGAATGCCTGGGCCGAGTTCGTTCGCAAGTACACCAACAATGCCGGGGCGTAACCCCGGTCAACCCTTTCAGGAGAGTCAGAGTCATGGCAAACAGCAAGATCAGCGCAATGTTCGCAGCCCAGAAGAAGGCGTTCGGCGATGCCAATCCGGACACGGGCGTCGGCGGTCTCGGCGAGTGGCCGACCGAGGGTGAGCACGACTGCTACGTCCTCGGGCTGGAGATCAACGACAAGGCGACCTACCGCTTCCAGGACGGACAGGGCCAGCAGGTCGAGCTGGCGGCGACCGAGTTCCGGTTCCGCTACCAGCTGCTCAACGACGAGACCAACCCGGACAACCCGCTTGTCTGGGGCGGAGCGCCCTTCACCTTCCCGGAGAACGCCGGAGCGGTGACCGCGGAAGGCCGCCGCACCGGACTCCAGATCGAGCGCAACCGCTTCTGCGGCCACCTCAGCACCCTCCTTGGAAGCAAGGTCGGAACGGCTGATGGTCTGGACGTGGCCGACGCGATCGAGAAGGTCCTCGCGACCCTCGGTTCCGACAAGCAGATCGTCTGCACCGTCCGCTGCCAGTACCGCAAGGGCAAGGGCAACGCCGCCACCAAGGTCTACAAGACGGAGTTCCTCAACAAGCTCCTGTCCGAGGCCTGAAACCAAACCCCCCACTGGTGAAGGGGGCGGGGCCCACAAGCTCCGCCCCCTCCAACTTTCCACTCCCACAGGGGGTCGGAGGTGCATCGCCTCCCTCCTCATCGGACAGGTCTGACTGTCTCGGCCTGAAAGAAGCGCGATGGATCGTCCCCCGCACGAGCTTCCGACCCCCTACGTGGAGCAGAAGACCAACGCCAGGTTGAACGACCTGGTGAACTCGCCCAGGCCCTGGCATCTCCCGGTGCCCCTGAGGGTGAAGCATTCCGGATTTACGGACCTCGGAATCCATGCTCCGGTTCCGACCCCGAGACCGCCATGCTTTACCCTCAAGGTCATCGGCACAGCCGATATCTTGACCTACCCCGGAGGCAAGCACTGGTTCGTCCAGACCGTGTGCCTGCCCGACGGAACCATCCCGGAAGATCCGTTCGCAGGAGAGCCGCCGCACATTCGCGTGGGTGGCGGCACCTGCAAGGGCATCTTCACCTTCTCGTCGAAGGGCCTGGGATCCATGCTGCACGTCGACGTGACCCGTGCAGTCATTGCGGGGCTGGCGGATCAGGTCCAAAGGTCTGAGCCTGACTCAAGGATCCTGATCCGCCTGCTCCCCCGCTACGTCCAGGGCAGCATCCGCTGGTTCCCCAGCCACCGCTGTGTCCAGCTCTGGAACCCCATCTAGTACCCGGAGAACGGGGTGAACCCGGACTCCTGCTGCATGATCTGCTGCTGCTCCACCGTGAGCGGACGAGCCTCGATGCGGCGGTTCTGCATCCGCTGCCGGGCCGTCTCCGCGCCCGTGATGTCCTCGCTCTGCAGGCCCAGGTGCTCGGCCCGTCCAGCCGCCATCGCCTGGTACTGACTCCGCAGCTCGGGGGGCATGCGGTCCATGATGCGCTCGGTCCGGCTGACCACCCGGTTCTTCATGGCCTCGTCCAGCTGGTCCTTGCTGATCGTCAGCTTGATTCCGAAGCGTCTCTCGAACTCGGCCTGCACCGACCGCATCTTCGGGATCTCGTTGCTCAGGAGCGCCTGGATCGCCCGTCTCCGGTACTCCACGATCTGCTCGCGGTTCTTCAGCAGGTACCCGTCGAAGTCTCCGGTCTCCCGGAACTTGCCCATGTCGACGCCGAGCTGCTTCGCGAAGATCATCCCAGGACTCTGGTAGTCCACCAGGGTCCCGTCCGCCTTGAACACGGCCACCATCCCGTCCGGCGTCCGCTGCTTGAAGTCCACGTAGGTCTTCTGCAGCGCGCCCGGCAACCCGAACACCGGGCTCTCCGGCAGGTTCGGCATCAGGTTCAGCGTCCTCGAAAGCGCGATGCCTCCGGGGATCAGGCGCGGGATGTTGTTCTGCAGCAGCTCCCGCTGCCCCGGGTCCAGCATGCCGCGCACGATGTTGACCGGGATGTCCACCACCGGAGGGATCGGGATGTACTCGTTCCCATCCTGGAAGAACCGATCGCCACCCACCACCTGCGTCAGGCTCGATCCGTACAACCCCTGGCTCAGGTCCACCCCGAAGGTGTTCTTGCCGATCTCGTAGAAGATCGCGCTGGTGCCCATGCCGCGCACGAAGTCCTGGCCCACGCCCTTCACGAACCCACGGCCGCCGAGCCTCGGGCTGTCGAACGTGAGCGACGTCACGCTGCGCACCGGGAAGCTGAGGAACTGGCGCATCAGGGGATTGTTCCCCAGCCGTCCGAACGGACCGACGCCTTGGAACATCATCGGCGTGTTCAGCGTGGATCCGCCGAACTGGGTGGCGCTCACGTTCTCGCCGACATCCCGCAGCATCCGCAGGTACCCCTCGGATCCCTTCGAGATGTCGATGCCCTTGCCCCTGTACAGGTTCTCCACGGTGTGAGCGGCCACGTTCCGGTTCAGCCACTCGGCCTTCTCGAACAGCTTCATCGGATAATCGTAGAAGTAGCTCTCCTTGCGGGCCACGCCCGCCAGGCCCTCCGACTTGTACGAGATGTTGTCGAGCGTCGAGAACGAATCCCGGCCGATCTGCACCAGGTTCTCGCCATCCACGTTCGCGTACTTGAAGTGCTTTCGGATCAGGTCCCCGTGCTGCTCGTCGGTCAGCGCCTTGAATCCGTACTTGCCGACGCGCTCCGAGATGTACCCGCCCATCTCCTTGAACGCAGCCGTATACGCCTTCATCACATTGCCAAGGCCGCCCCACGTGCTGGCCATCAGCAGCGGCTGCATCATGTTCATCGTCACGCTGCTCAGGTTCAATCCGAGGTGCGTCACGTAGAAGTACCGGGCCAGCGCACCGCTGATTCCCTTCGCTTCTCCGAACGACAGCTCCGAATCGACCACGCCCTTGAGCCGATCGTGCAGGCCCTGGCCCCACTTGCCCGCCTTCTGCATCGCCTTTCCGATCGGCGACTCCAGCATCCGGCCCAGCGCCTCCTTGCCCCGGATCAGCGCCATGTGCGTAGCCACGTGCTCGACCTTCTGCACTCCGGCCGCACCCCGCAGCACCACCTCCAGGGACTCCTTCGCGAACCGATCCTCCAGCAGGTAGTGCTCCTCCTGCAGCAGCTGCGCCAGGCTCTTCCGGTCGTCCATCAGCGGACTCCGGTACAGCTGGCCCTCCATCGCCTTCACCTTCTCGGGCTTGGCCATGCCGCGCGTGTCCTTGATGGCCTGCTGAACCATCGGGAACTGGTCCGCCGTCTGCACATACAGCGCATGCGTGAACCCCGTGTCCCGGAAGTACCGACTCAAGGACTCCTGCGCGTTGACCCGGTAGGTCCGCACCACGCGCCCGCGATCCAGCATCTTCTGGACCTTGCGCTGGCTGGCCGCCAGCATCTTCTCTCCTGCCTCCGTCGAGCCGAACATCCCGTACACCTCCTTGAGGTCGTCGGGATCCCAGTTGCCCAGGGTGCTGCTCCTGCTCAGCGTCGAGCCCGTCGCCACCAGGCTTCGGCTCCTCCGCTGCTCAAGCACATCGGCCATCGACCGAGCGCCCTTCACATCAATGACGTTCCTCGGCAGGTAGAACTCGGGGTGCTTCTCGATGATCGTCTTCAGGAAGCCCATCACCTGGTCTTCCGCGATCTCGCCCTTCGACAGTGCCATCGCCACCTCGGGACCCATCAGCATCGCGGTCACCTCGGACCCCGTGCCCCTGAGCACACCGTCCGCCTTGAAGCCCATCTTGACGCCCTGCACCTGGCGCAGCAGCTTCTGCTCGTCCGGCACGAACTTCCCGGCGACCGCGCTCGCAGCCTCGTCGCCGTGCGTCTTGATGTACCGATCCCTGAGGGCCTTCCGGTACGCATCGCGCAGCTCCGTCAGCCCGAGCCTGCCGATCTCCTGGTCCATGTCCTGCGCCACAAGCCGGGGCACGTCCGTCTCCTTCATGCCCATCCGCCAGGTGCCGTCCTTCTTCTTCTTCAGGAACGCCCTTGCCGACTTGTACTCCTTGTCCATGCCGTTCAACGACGCATGGAGCGCGTGGTTCATCCGCTTCGCCAGATCCTTCTTCGCCGGATCCCGCACCATCTCGTGGTTCAGCGACTCCAGCCCGTGCTTCTCAAGCACCTTCCGGAGCGGCTCGCCCACCGTGTCCAGCATCTGCCGCTCCAGGTCACCCACGCCCTTCGTGACCGCGTTCACCGCCGGAGTCAGCGCCGTGCCCCGGAACAGCTGCATCGGAGCCAGCAGGCCCAGGGCCGCATGCAGGCCGCCCTGCTCCTTCACCATCGGGCTGAACCGCTCCGCCATGTCGAAGATCGCCTTGCCCGTGCGCGAGAGCGCCTGGCCCCCCACTGGTGTCGTGGCCGCCATCAGCAGCACAAACGGGTTCGTGACGATGTCGATGACGGTGTCGGTGACGGCGTTGCGGCCGACCCGGTTCTTCAGCCTGTCCGTGAACAGGTCCCGTTCCTTCGGGCTCAGGCCGTCGGAATCGGCCAGCGTCTGCAGCGCCCCCCTCACCGTCAGCTCGTTGTCGAGCGCCTGGGTCAGCAGGACCATCGGCTTCTCGTAGCTGGTCAGCTGCTCGAACGGGAGGTTCATCGGTACCTGGCTCATGCCTCAAGTATCTCCCAAAGAAGAAGGGGCCACCCCTTCGGATAGCCCCTTCCAGGAGGAAAAGAATGCCGTGATCAGAGCTGGCTGCGCCAACGCACCTGGATCTGCATGGCGTTCAGGTTCGACAGCGAGGCATTCGCAGTGAACCAGAGCGTCGAGCCCTCAGGAACGATGTTGTTGGTCGTCGAAATGTTGAACCCGGACGTCACGCCAGTAGTCCACCGGGTGTTCGTGTCGCTGGTGGTGATGCCCTTGTCCGCGGTGACAGTGCTCTGACCCGTGACCGGACTCGCTTGCTGAGGAATGGCAGAGCTCGTGATTTGCACGAATCGGATCGTCCGATTCGAGGTTGTGCCCTCGAACCAAATCGAGATCGAGTCGATTACCGCTGCCCGATCAAAATACAGGACCGGAATGGCGTGGGATGCGTTTCCGGGCTCAGCGTCGGAAACAAACATTGTGGTGACGTTGAAGTCGGACGGGTAGTACTTGGTGGTGAGCGGAATCTGACCGGGCATGGGGCACCTCAGTAGGAGTCGATTGCGGCCTGCATGATACCCTCAGAATCGGGGGTCTGCGAGGGGTTTTCAAACCCTCCGGTCGCCATCTGGTAGGCCACGCTCTCCAGGAAGTCGCTCTTCTGGCCGCCGCCGATCACGACCGCTCCGGTCGGAAGGGTCCGGCCCACCAGCAGCTGGTTGTACAGCTGGGGGTTCGCGGCCGCCAGCCGCATCATGTTCTCCGCCATGGCCCGCTGCAGGCGACGGGCCTTCATGGCCTGTGCAGCCTGATACCGCTGCACCTTGATCTGTTCCTTGATGTCCCGGTTGAACCCGGTGAACTCCTCCTTGACCGCGCCACCCAGCTGCTGCAGCACACCCCCGGCCATGAACGCCGTGGGCACACCGATGCCCAGCGCCGCTGCGGGGGACCCGAAATCAAAGCCCACCGCCTTGCCTGCGGAACCAAGCTTTGCCGCGCCCTTCGAGATCGGGGACGCAAGGCTGGAAAGGCTCTTGAATGCTGACGCTGCGATGCGGCTCATCGGGACACCTCAATCCACTGGAATCCTTCGTTCTTCCGGATCATCCGCTCGGCCACTTCCTTCGAGACCACCGTCGCCAGGCCCATCACGCTGACGTCCTGGTCGTCCATGTACCTGGTCCACACGTAGCTGCGGTCCTTGCGCCTGCCCCCGTTGCACTGGCTGCACTCCCACAGGAACCTGCGCACATCCGCCTTCGCCCTGAGCTCCCGGCCCTTGCGGACCAGCGGCTCAAGGGTCACGTTCAGCAGCACTCCCTCGGGACGCTCTGCGTCGGTGATCTTGACGATCGAGAAGCCCCGGTTGTTGTGGGACTCCACGACCTCGTGCGAAAGCTGCTTCACGTCCTCGATCCGGACCATCAGTACCTCATCATCAGCTCTGCGACACCCGGGCGACTCGGCGTGGCAAGCGCGGCCAACGCAGCCTCGTTGCCCCGGATCAGCGAGTCCATCGCCATGTTGCCAGTATACTGCTTGTTGAGCTCGTCAATCTGAGCCTGCCGCTGCACGGCCGCGAGATCCGTCATGCGCTGCATCGCGCGGATCTGCTCCTTCTGCATCATGCTCTGGCCCATGCCGCCACCCACGGCACCGAGCGACTGCATGACCCGGAGCCTGCGCTCGTCGGCCTCGTCGATCGTCTGACCCTTCAACGCGCTCGCGATCTCATAGGCCCCGTACACCGCCGCAAGCGGCCCAAGGAACCGCAGCGCCCCGGCCCCAAGCCGTCCCAGCCGTCCGACCTTGGATGCCGCACCTTCAGCCGCCCCCGCTGCACCTTCAGCCGCAATGGTCGCACGGTTCGCAGCCACCTGCGCCTCGTCCGGAAACTGAGGAAAGATCCCTCTCGGAACCGCTTGACGAATCTCTCCGGTATCGAGCGTGGGGCCCATGACCCGGCCCGCCAAAGATTCCGTGGGGCCCATGATCCGGCCCTCCGGCACAGCGTTGCCGAACGGTCCAGCCGGACGCGGGTACATTTGCCGCTTTGAAACCTGAGGAGCCTTTGGAGGACGCGACATGGATCGCTGGCCACCAGAAGTCCACTTGTTCGCCCAACTCAACTCCGACTTCGGAAGGTCCTCAAGCTTCGACACGCTCAGGCCCTTGGCCCGGGCTGCCTTCAGCAGACCCTCTTCCGCCTCCGGCGAAATGCGCCCAAGGCTCGACCTCAACTTGGACGCTTCCTTCTTCGACAGCTTCTCTGCCGTCGACGCCGCTGGAGCCGCCGCCTCGGGAGCCGCCGGAGCCGTACCCGCCAGTGCGGGCTTCTCCCCACCACCGATCCCCGACGTCGCGATCTCCGCCGCACCGCCTGCAGCCGTCGCAGCGCCCGGACGCTCAGCCGCCGCCGGAGCAGGAGCCCCGGTCGAAGTGGCCTTCTTCGCCGCCGCAGCCTCTGCCGCGATCTCTTCCTGGCGCTTGGCGACATACGCCTTCAGGTCCGGAACCTTGCTTTCCGGAATGGCGGCAATCAGCCCCCGCTGGTTGGTTGCCGGAGTATCCACACTGATGAGCCCGTTCTCGACGAGCAGCTGCTTGAGCTCCCGGTTGTTCTTGAAGCCAGAGACTTCCCGAATCGCCCGGACACTCTGGTTCTTCCGAAGCTCGAAGCCCCGCGGATCCTTGGCGTACTTCTCGCCAAGCGTAGGCCCGAGCTCCTTGCGCCGCTGCTCGGACCACGGAAGCGGCATGTTCTTGTCAGACGTCGCAAGCAGTGAACCGCGCGCACGACCCTTGTAGAAGAACTCGTCGTGGCTGTTGGCAAACGACTGCGCGAACGGCGTCGGATCTCCTGCGCCCTTGACGGCATCGGTCAGCTTGGAGACCCGGTCGTCCAGCTTCTCAAGAAGCATCTGCGCTTCCGCGTTCAGCTTGAGGTCCGGGATCCGCTTCACCTCGTCCCGAAGCAGCAGCAGCTCTCCGACCTTGCGACGGTCGATGTCCGTGAGCTCGACCTTGTCGCCCAGGAACTCGTTGGCCCGCTTCAGCACGTACCGCTCATCGAGACGCGCAAAGTTGCGGCGCTTGACCTCGTCGATGCTCAGCGGCGTGGAGATGCCCCCCACTGGTGCCCGGCCCCCACGACGCCCAGCCTTCTCCGATTCGGAGGCACCAAGCTTCAGCGGCGATGCCGGACCTTCGGTCTTCGGCGCATTGTTCATCCGGACCCGGGCCCTCGCGCCGGGCTTGTTGGCCTCTCCGGCCAGCCACTCGCGCATGACCTTCCGGTTCTCCTCCGTATCCGGAATCTGATCGAGCTGCTTGGCCTTGACACCCTTCAGCTTCAGAATCCTGTCGCCGTCGACACCGAGATCGGCCGCAGCCTTGCGGAACTGTGCAGCACCCTCGCTGCCCAGCAGCTTCGGGCCCGCAGGCGCACTTGCCGCCGGAGCGTCTGGAGCCCGGACAAACCCAGGATCCGGAACCGCGGGGGCTGCCGGAGCCGCTGCCGTCCCCGTTCCCTTCTTCGCCTTCTCTCCCTTGGGTGCCTCAACCACCGGAGCCGCCGGAGCCGCAGGAGCTTCAGCCTTCGCCTTTGCCGCAGCCTCACGCTCGGCCTGGAGCTTTGCAAGTGCAGCCTGTTCTTCGGCCTTCTGGGCTGCAGCCGCCTGACGGGCCCGGTCCTCGGACGCCGCCATCTCCTTCAGCTGCTCTTCGGTCAAGTCCTTCTTGGCCGCAGCACCCGCCGCCTTCACAGGTGCCGGAGCCGCCACCGGAGCCGCGGGTGGAGGACCAACAAGGAACTTTCCGGAAGCCGCATCCTGATGCACTTCCCCAGCCAACAAGAGCTTCTTCAGCTCCCCGATGGCGGACTTGTTCTTCTGGTTGACTGCCCGATCAACCAGAACCTCCAGATCCTTCTGATCCAAGCCCTTTTTCTCTGCCATGGTCAACCTCCGAACCTGGCCGCAAGGGCCTCAAGAGCCGCAGCTTCGTCTTCCGCAATCTGGCCCTGGCCACGGGCCATGAACTGCCCGGTACCAAGCCCGAGCTCGCGCTCGATCTCGCCCGTCCGCAGCGCGCCAGCCTCAGCCTCGGACGCCATGGCCCGAAGCGCAGCCTCGTACTCCTGCGGCGTCATGTCTCCAGTATCGCCAATCAGAGCCATCATCTCCTGCACCTGCTGGTCCGCCATTCCGGTTCCGCGCAGCATCTGCACCAGCTCCTCGGTCCGCGGATCCTCCATCAGGCCGTAGAGCGAATCCGCCTTCCGCGTGATCCCCGCGATGTCGAACTTGGAGGCATCCTCGATGGTGCCCCCCACTGGTTGCATCAGCTTGGAGTCGTCGGCCACGGCCTGCAGGATGTCGGCCAGACGGCCCACGCCGTCCGTGGTCTCAAGCAGCACCTTCTGCAGACCCGCTTCCTTCTGGTCCATGCCGAACTGCAGCAGCAGCTCCGACCCACCCTCGCCGACGCCTTCAAGGCCGTCGAGCATCAGCGCCGTGATCTGCTCGTCGCCCATGCCCATCTGCCGCAGCTTCCCGAACCCCTGCGCGATCTTTGCCTTCACGCCCCCGACCGACTCGTCGTTGAGGTTTCGAGCTTCAGGGTTCAATCCCGCCAGGATTGCCGCACTTCCAACCATCTCCGTTGCAACTACCGCGGCCTCCGCCTTCTTGCCCGAATCCAAGCCAAACGCATCGCCGTGCCTGCTGAACGCATTGTGCACGATCGCTCCGGCCATTGCCGCCGGGCTCGTCTGCAGGTCCGTCATCCGCTTCTTCATGGCCTCGGGGTCGCTGTACCCGAACATGCTTGACGCCAGATTCTCCATGAGGATCTTCGTGCCTGCGATCGGAGCTGCAATGCCCGCAGCCTGGTAAGCAAGACCCGGGCCTCCAACAACCTCCGACTGCATTCGTCTTGCAATGTCGTTGACGAAGCCGCCGTCGAGGCCGTCGTTGAGCATGGCATCCGTGAGTGCCCGCTGGGCTGCGTCCTGCGCGGCCTGCCGTCGGGTCGCGACAGCCTCTCCGTAGGCCGTCAATCGGGACCCGACTTCCTTCATACGGTCGCCCTTCATGCCCTGAGACCTGGCGAGACCGTGCTGGGCAGCGGCCATCATGCTCTTGATCTTGACCATCTGGGCGTCGAGCTGACGACGCTCGGCCCTCAGACCGGGCCTGTTGCCGCTGTCGTCTGCCTCGGAGATCAGCTTGGCGTTGGCGGCCTCGCGCTTCGCCTGCAGCCGCTGGAGCTCGATCGCCATCAGCTTCTCGGCCTGGGCCTGCTCCCGGAGGAACTGCTGCTGTGCGTCGAACTGCCTCTGGTTCTGCGCAAGCTCCTGGGTCTGCAGATCCGCCCGACTCTTGTTGAGCGCCCGGTAGTTCGCAGCCTCGGCACCAAGGGCGCGGACCTGCATCCGCTCCTCCTGCTGCATCTGCTGACCCCGCTGGGCCAGCTGGCGCAACGCAAGATCCTGCTCCATCTTGGCGCGCTGGTTCTGACCCATCAGGGCGATGTTGCCCTGCGCAGACTCAAGGCCTGCCGCGAACTGCATGCTGTTGCTCGGGATCTGAGACATCAGAATCCTCCGGACGGGAAGAAGTTAGGAGCGGGCATGCCTTCGATGCCCGGCGTGGTCGCCGCCGCAAGATATCCGGTGAGCCCCGCGAACAAGCTGACAAACTGCCGCGGATTGGCGCGGATCATCTCGGCCACGCTCTGACGGCCCTGCATCTCGAACATCACGGACTGCTGCAGTGCGCTCGCGTAGGCCTGCTCGCCCATCGCCCGGTAGTTCGCCCCGAGCTCCGCCATGCGCTGCCCCAGGTTCGCAGCCTCCAGAGTCTGTGACCCGAAGCTCGTCCCGACCTGGGCCCGCAGCTGTCCTCCGGCCATCGCCGTCTGGCTCTGGCCCATCGTGATGTTGGCGAGGTTGCCCTGCATCGACGCGACCGCGTTGTTCATGTTGCTGAAGATCCCGTTGACCGTCTGAGACACCTGGTCCTCGGTCTGCGAGTACAGCTGCTGGGTCGCGGCCTGGCGTTCCGCCGAGGTCATCATCGTCCCGTCCGGGTTCATGCCCGCGTTGATCTGCTGCATCGCCGACTGGACATTGCGCCGCAGTCCGAACGCCGCGTTGGCCGCGTCCTGGGCGCTCGTGTCCTTGAAGTCCGAGATCGCCTGCTCGTAGCCCTGCCGTGCCTCGGCCGCGAACCGATTGGCCGACGCGATGTCCTCGTCGACCCGGCCCATCTGCTTGTCCCGGAACTGCCCGAAGTCCGCCATCGTCTGACGGCCCTGCGCCTCCAGGTTGCCCGCGATCCCCTGCATCGCCGTCCGCTGTCCCGCTCCGGACTGCTGGATCGTCTGCGAGCCGCGCCCGATCAGGCCCTCCATCAAGCCGATCTGCTGCTCGTTCCGGCGGTACATCTCGTTCATCGCCGCCTGCTGCCGCGAGATGTCAGCGCCCATCGTGTTCGCCAGCGCCGGGAACATGGGCGAATAACCCGAAGCCCGGGCCGGACCCATGCCCGGCGGCATGCTCCGCACCGGGTTGATCGTCCCGCCGCCAATCTGCGCCTGACCGCCGGGTGCGTAGGGCTGGTAGTAGCGCTGGGGCCCCCCACTGGTCTGGTCGAACTGGACACGCTGCGGCTGCCGGGTGCGGGCCTGGTTGCGGCCGGGCTGACCGAACGGGGAACCGAAGTCGGAGAACTGGGACAGGGGGTCGTTCGTCTCGAATGCCATCAGCTACCTCGAATGCTCGTGGTTCGCTCCACGGAGGAGATCGTGCCGCGCACGGAACATGCCAACAGTCTGTAGTCCAGGTCGGGACAGAAGATGCGGATGCCCGGGCTCAGGGAGTTCCCCTTCACGCCGTATCGCCCATCCGTAGCATCGGACCCAAAGGCCGCGTACACCAGGCCTTCCCCGTTCTCCACCGATCCGTAGTAATCGCCCGACGTGTCCAGGGTCTGGGCCGTCGTCAACGGGGTCTCGTCCGTGCCCGCGTACATCGTTCCGACGAACCTCGCCAGCGGCTTGTTCTGCGCGCCCGTGAGATCGTACACCAGTGGGGGGCCCGACACGTCCGTGAACGCACAGCCGATGCTGGCCGCCGTCTTCATGCGGAAGAAGTCCGCCAGCGAGAACACCTGGTTGACCTCGTTGTTGAGACCGAGGTTGTGGCCGACCCACTCGAAGTAGACCGGGCTCGCCCCCAGGATGTCCCCAGAGGTCAGGTTGAGGGCCCAGGCCCCCGATCCGGTGACGTCCACGAACACGGTCGTGGTGTTGTTGGACAGGACCCGGACCTTCTTGCCGATGTGCTGCTTGTTGGCGGTCGAGTACACCAGGTACATGTAGGTGTACAGGTACGCGCCGCTGACCGCGATTGTGGCCGAGGTGCCAGTGGGGGAGATCGGGAACGAGTTGTTCGCCGGGTTGAACGCACCCGTCACGATCACGCGGGAGTCGCCCTGGAAGTCGAGATGCGTGATGCGGCGGCTCCCGTTCCACGCGGCCGCTGCACCCGAGATCGTCTTGGTCCGCTTGTTGTCGGTCAGGTACACACGGGGCCCGGTCCAGCTCCAGCCGCTCAGTCCGCTTCCGCCCTGCACGTTCATCAGGAACATGCAGCGACGGGTCAGGCTGTTCGAGTACTCGGAGCCCGTGAAGTTGTCGGGCCACGCGCCCGCGGCCGCATGCGCGAAGTTCATGTCCACGAGCTTCGTGGTCTTCGCGGATCCGAACCACATGCAGTACGCCTCCTGCTGCACCGGGTTCAGCAGGAACAGGGTGTTCATCGAGGCGTCGTAGGCGACCTGGATGCTGGCGTGGTCGGACTTCCACTCCGAGATCACGACGCTGTTCAGGTTGCGAATCTCGTCAAGCTGGGCCTGCGAGTCCACGGCCTTGAGTCCGTGCGGGCTGACGTAGTAGGCCACCGAGCTCACGACGTCCACGGCCTTCGGATTGACGATGCCGTAACCCTCGTACATCTCCTGGACCCGGATGAACCCGCCGCTCTTGCGGATGTGGAACACCCGGTCCTTGCCGATGCCGAGCGCGTTCGACCCGATCTTCGCGAACGTCACGGCCTCGTTCGTCGGCAGCGTCGGGTTGTGGCGGTTGAACGGCGGAAAGAGCTCGGGGCTGAACTCCTGCAGGCTGGACCACCGCATCTCGCCGAGGCCCTTGTTCACATCCTCGACACGCAGTGCATCCTCGGACGAGTCCGGTTGGGCGTCGATGCGGGACACCAGCATCGTGTTGTCGTAGAACAAGGCCGTGCCGCCGAACGGCATCTTCTGGTCGAAGATGCTGCGGTCCGTGTACGGGGCCTGGTACACGAGCTGCTTGTCCTCAAGCTCGTAGTAGTAGAGCGCATGCCTGCGGTCGGTGCTCGCCGGGTCGAACGTGCGCCCGGTTCCGTTGAGGCACGTGTGGTAGTCCTCAAGCTCGATGATCGCGTCGAGGAATGGAAGCCCGGCGACCATCGTGCCGCCCGCGTCCTGGATCTTGACGCTGCGGTACACGTACATCAGGTCGTACTTGGCCGAGTCGTACACGATCTCGATTCCGACGTACCTCTCGCGCTGCACGTTGGTCGTGCTGGTCATCACGCGGAAGTCCTCGCCACGCGCCTGCGCGACCTCGCTGAACGCGCTCTTGCGTCCGGTCTTCGAGTCCACGAGCACGTACCCGAAGCTGTAGTCACCGGGCTCCAGCTTGCGGGCGTTGAACCGATTCTCCGTCACGAAGAACGAGGTCGGGCTCGTGAACGTGAAGTTGCAGTCCCGCCTGCGGCCCTCGATGCGCCAGAAGTACTTCGTGTTGTACTCCAGCCGCGAGTTCGGGAACAACGCGCCCGGCGAGTACCGGGTGTCCGTGATGTCCGTGGCGACCCGGGACGCAGCGGCATTGATGTTGGCGTTGTTTTCCTTCGTCAGGTACAGCGAGTAGACCAGGTTGTTGGGAGAAGCCGGAAGGGCCTCGCCGTCGATGTGGAACGTGGACCAGTCGAGCTCCGGCGTGACGCTCACGTTGATCTGGCGGTACGCGGGACTCGAAAGGGTGACCCGCAGCCCGGCGTTGTACGCGACCGTCGTCGGGTTGCACGTGGTGGCGGGGAGCGCGGGGTCGTAGGCCACGTTGCCGGGCTGTGCCGGAGCCGCCGGAGCCGTGGGCATCAGGTCGGCCTGGCAGATCCCGGTCTCCTGGTTCGGGAACAGCGGAGCACCGTAGGGCGTGGTGTCCGACATCACGATCTGCGCCGCCGCAGGCCTGTTGGCCCCCTCGATCGACGTCAGGGTTCCCGGGATGTTCGCGCCCTCCGGGCTCTTGAGGGTCGGCTGCAGGCCCGGACCCGGGATGTCCGACAAGCCCGTGACGCCGATCAGACGCTCGGTGAAGAACGTCTTGCTCGAATACACCACGGTCAGCTTGGGCCGGATCATCGGGTTGGCCTGGCGCTTCGACGCCAGGTACACCACGTTCGTGCCCGACGAAAACGCGCGAAGCAGCAGGTCGAGTTTCGTCGTGAACGGCTGCGGCCTCGTGCCCGATGCACCCAGACACTTCTGCAGCAGATTGACAAGCACCGCCCCGGTGAACACGATCCGGCCCTTGTACCCGGCGGCAATGACCTTCGACTCGGGCGGGAACGTTCCGTCGTTGAACGTGCCTCCCGCGGTCTGCCAGGCCACCGCCGTGGTCCTGTTGTTCCACGTGACCTGCGACTCGCTCCACAGCGTGTTCGTGGCGGTCGCCGGATCCGTGACCGCCTTCACCTCGATCGTGGTCGGGTTCGAGGTGTTGTTGTTCTCGGTGACCGTGAACTCCAGGGTCGCGCTCTCGACCGTCTCTCCAGCCTCCGAGCTCGTGTCGAACCGGACCAGCGCGTTGTGGTAGTAGCCGCCCGAGTACTTGAGCCGCAGGTTCGTCGAGTCCACCGTCGGCGTTCCCGGCGTCGGATTGTTGACGGTCGTGGCCGCAGACGAGTCGATCCAGTTGTCGGCCTCGGGCTCGTATTCCTTGGTGCTCGTGGCCTCCACGTAGAACAGCGACGGAGACCGCCCGGACGCGAAGCAGTACACGAACCGTCCCGCGACCTGCACATCAAACTGAGCCGACGCGCTCACGCCCGACATCAGCAGGCGGCACTTGGTCCACGTCTGCGTTCCCGAGTTCCAGTAGTCCAGGAACACATCGGTCACTGTGGCATCGGCCGGACGCTTCGCGCGGTACACGAACCCGTACCCGTAGTACTCGCTGCCGATCCGAAAGTCGATCGGGTGGAAGTCGATGACCTCCGACGCCGTCGAGTGGTTCGTCTGGGCCGAGAGGCTGTCCATCGTGTACACGTGCCTGAACCCGGGAAACGGCCTGAGGCCGCCCTCGTCCAGGCCGTCCACGCCCGTGAGCTCGGCCGCGAGGCCCTTCTGGATGGCAGGACGAGACAGGCGCTTGTCAAGCGTCGTCTCAAGAAGGGGGTACGGCCACTCCGTCTTCATCTCAGCCATGTTGGACCTCTCGTCCTAGTATCGCAGGGTTCAGGGCCATTTGTTCCGGGGACACGTCGCGGCAGGCATCTTCGCCTTCACCGACAGCTCGGCCCGGGCACCCTTGCCGCAGCCACACGACTTGCACCAGCCGAACTCCTTGGGGTTCGCCGACCTCAGCAGGTCCGGGCACTGCGAACACGCCTCCAGCCGACGCTCCACCTTGTCGTCCGTGATCGACGAGATCAGCGCCGAGGCCTCGGCCTTGATGTAGGAGACAGCCTTGGAGAGGAGGCCCCCCACTGGTTTCTCGGTCTGGCGGACCGTGAGCTCCACCTTGCCGGGATCCCGCTCGGGGCACTGCATGCAGATGCCGATGCTGGGCTGGCCGCCGTACAGCTTCTTCTGGCAGCATCCGCCGCCGCTCACGCCGCAGGGCTCCCAGCTCTTGCAGAAACCTTCCATCAGCTGACCCTCACTTCCGCGCCGTTGTTGCCGGACCAGAATCCAGGACCCTTGCACTCAAGGCCCCCGAGGACCGTGTACTTCGGCCTGTACACGCCGACCGGGCTGCAGCTCTGGTGGGCCTGCCACTCCAGGAGCCACAGCGGGGGCGAGGAGATTGCCCCGATCACCGAGTTGGTCTCTGCGGTCAGGCCGCAGATGTCGTAGTCGCCGAAGGCACAGACCTGCAGGATCATCGTGTAGTTGAAGTTGTCGCCGCCGCAGCTGAAGTAGGCATTGCAAGTCTCGTTGGGCACGGACATCTGGGCGATGCCGTTGTTGCATGCCGGAAGACCGCCCGATCCACCGACGATGGACCCGTTGGTGGCCGTGAACCCTTGGCAGAATGGGGTGCACGAACTGGAAGATGCGTGAAGCCCGCAGCTGTTGTAGTTGCGCAGCTTTCCGGGGTAGCAGCCTGCGGTGGCCGGAACGTAGATGCCGGAGAACGGCGGGGACTGCAGCGGGGTGGGACACGCGCAGCAGCTGATGTAGGCCGGATCACTGGCCTGGCACGAGGCAAGGCATGCGGCCAGATCGGACTCGAAGATGTTGATGCAGCCTGGGAACAAGGTGCAAGTTGGGTCGATGTAGAAGTCGAACGCCGGAAGATTCACCGCTGACCCGGAGCGCATCGCCGTGCATCCGAGGTTCGGCGACGAGCTGGTGTACCAGGGGTTGATGGTCTCGGTGTGGTCGTACTTGTTGCGGTACCTGCGCCAGAACGGATGGCCGCGCTCCACGGGTTCGGCCCCGAGGTACCTGTAGTAGTCCGCGATTCCTGTCGGAGTCAGCGAAGCCAGTGGGGGGTACGTCGGCAGGTAGTCCCACATGAAGCAGGAGTCCCACGCCGCGGGAACCGAGCGGAACACGCTCTCAAGCCCGACGTTGATGCCGACCGTGAACGAGCTCGATGCAAGGCTGCACTGTGGGTCGACGACGATCGGAAAGTCGCCGCTGATCGAGATGGCCGATGGACCGTGCTCGCAGTACGACACCCGGTTCACGGGATTGCGGGCGTTGAAGCAGTGGCACTCCTTGTCGGAGTAGCACCAGTCCTGCGGGTTGAGGGTGACCACGGCCGTGATGCGCCAGCTCTCGTCGCCCGCGTCGAAGGTCGCGGTCTTGTTGAACGTGATCGAGGCCGAAGGCTTGTAGACGCTTCCGGTCGTGGGCATCCTGGGCCCGACGTCGAAGAGCATCCGAAGTCGGCCGGAGGTCATGCAGACCCAGAAGTCATTCCAGGTCCCGATGCCGACCGTTGAGTCGAGACCCATGGCCGTCAGCGCCGACAGCAGGTTTGCCTCGATCAGGTCGATGCAGCACAGAACATTGTCGCCGCCGTTGAGGTACCCGCCTGGGCCGCATCCGATCAGGCTTCCGTTGCAGTCGTTGCCGGGATCGTTCGGCAAGATGACGATGGGGTAGTCCATACACACGCCCGACTGCACGGAGCCCGTGGTCGTGGGGCATCGGTCGACGTGCGAGATCGTGCCGCATGCCGACACCTGGGGGTACATGCTGGAGGGGATCGCGCTTGTGGTCAGCGTGGTGCTGAACTCCGCGAAGCGCGGTGCCGCCTTCCGGTTCTCCTCGGCCCACCAGATCGGCGCGGAGCCGAAGCTCTGCGGGTCGTTGGGGGAGGAGCAGGCCGTGCCGCAGTTGATGCCAAGGCCACAGGGAAGTTGGCCCGGGATCGCGTCGGCATACGGATTATCAGCAGGGTCCAGGTCCGTGGCTTGATCGGGGCTGATGCCTCGGAACTCCATGGTCCCGGACCATGTCCACAGGTAACGGTCCGTGTAGACCGTGCGCTTGCAGTTGGGTGCAGCTGCGATCGTCCCGGTGTCGGTGCAAGATGCGCTTGTCGCAAGGCCTGCACCTGCCGGACATGCGCCCGGAGTGCACTCTTCCTGGGCGAGGGTCCTCTTGGTGATCGTGAGGAAGATCGACCCGGCGACCTTGCCGCGCTTCGAGATCGTGTTGTGCCAGGCGGTGTGGTAGGTGCCTGCGTACTTGCGGGGGGTCCGAGGACGTCCGACCGAAATGTACTCCGCAACCCTGGAGGGGTAGCCCGGATCGCAGACTTGCAGGGCCTCGCATGCAGCGGCGATTCCACAGCAGCATCCTGATGGCGTGATGGTCATGGCGGGCAGGTCACCGTCGTCGGGTTGGCCGCGGAGAACCACGGCTTGTTGTTGACATCGAGGGCCATGAACACGATGGACAGAGGATACGACTTCCTCGTGACCGTCACACCAGTGGGGGGCGTGTTTCCACCGTTGTTGTCCACGGTCTGCTCGTACATGTTGTGCGCCAGACCGTAGGTCGCGGAGGTCTTTCCGCCTGTGGCGGCGACGTATCCGAAGCCCGTGGTGTTGCGCACGACTTCCTGGAAACCATACTCGTAGCAGTCACGACCTGCAACAACTGTCACCGATCCGACGGAGATGAGCTCGGCCATGAACGGCGTGGTCGGACACGGGCACCCGGAGCTGGTGGGGATCCCGGTTCCGGGGTCGTCGACGGTGGGGGCTCCGGTGCATCCGGTCTCGCGGCATTCCACGAGGTCGATGTAGACGCCGTCAGGGTCCTCGACGCACTGGCCGTTGACGCACGAGTACCGATTCTCCTGGCCTGGGTTTCCGCCGGAGCCGCCGTCGCCACCTTCGCCGGGGTCTGCGTATCCACCGCCGCCGATGCCGTCGCCGTTGATCGAGTCGATCGCAGGGATGGCGGGGCCGATCTCGTTGTTGTAGCTGCTGAGGACCGACGGCCCGGTCTGCACGAACCCGCGGATCTGTGGGAACTCCTGGCCCTCGTGGATCGTGACCTGCTGGAATCCGTTGGCCCGGAGAGACCGCATCGCAGCCGAGAAGCCCGGGAACAAGGCCTCGAACTCGCGGCGCGAAAGGTCTTGTTGCGGGGTCTCTGCCATCAGAACACGTAGAGGTTCTTGTTGTCGACGGTGCCGCCCGAGAAGCGCTTTCCGGTCCTGGAGTTCATGTTGCCCAGGGTGTCATAGGCGGTCTTGATGGCCTGGCGGTACGCCAGCATCAGCGACTGCATGTGGGCCTGCGTGATCTTGCGGCCCGTTCCCGCGCGCATGGCCGCGCTCAGGGAGATCGCGTCGATCATGGGCTCCATCAGGAACGGAACGACCTCGTAGCTGTAGGACCCGGCCGCATTCGTTGGGGTGGTCCGCAGGGTGGCCACGCGGGTCGCGGCGTCGTAGGCCGAGACCTGGCACTCGTCCGTGATGTTGGTTCCGAAGATCCGGATGTAGCTGCCGACGTAGGCGTTGGGCCGCTTGTCGAGGGATCCGAGCAGGCTGCCGGACGAGTGCAGCGTGAACGTGCCGTTGGCGTTGCGGACTCCGTGAGCCGCGTTCTCGTAGTGCACCGCGACGTCGCCCGAGGGCACGTACAGGATCGTGTAGTTCTTGGCCTCGGTCGGGTAGGGCTTGAACGAGATGATGTTGCCCTCGATCGACCAGCCCGGACCGTACACGTTGAACTCGCTCCGGGGATGGAAGTCCTCCATGAACACGCCGCTGTCGGCCACGGTGGTGCCGACCCGGAGGATCTGACGGACATGCGGAGGCAGCTGGTAGTACTGGGTCCCGGCGGCCACAGTGAGCGGCAGCACGGCCACGACCTGGGCGTCCGACATCATCGAGACGCGCGAGATCACGTCGCTCATCGAGCTCGACAGGAAGAAGCGGACCAGGTAGTTGTCGTCGTACTTGGCGTCGAGGTCGGGGTCGTCCAGGTAGTGGCGGACCTTCTCGCAGTACGTCTTGATGATGGATCCCGTTGAGTGCATGGTTCAGCCCGTTGAGATGACCTTCTCGTTCATGGCCCAGCGGAGGATCTCGCGCATCTGATCCAGTTCCGGCCCGTCATCCGGGACGTCCTCAAGACTCAGTTTGTCGGCGGCCTCGTCCAGCTTCCTCTTGCGCAAGACCTTCTCCATCTCGTCCAGGACTTCCTTGCGCTCCAGCAAAGCCCTCTGACGATCGCTGATCTTCCGGAGCCGATTGGCCCGCATCTCGTCGACCATGTCGGCCTCCGGCTTGCAGCGCCACATCAGCCACTCCATGTCTGGCAGGTCCTCCGGATTCTGTCCGGGTGGAGCCGAGAACAGGCAGATCTCGGTGGCCACCGCAATGCCCTGCCCGAACACCTTGGGCTTGACGGTCCATGTGGCCAACCCGAACTTCCCGGTCCTCCGGTGCCTGTAGACGAACAGCCCGTCGATCCCGGTCTTTCGCCGCAGGACCTCGATCCACGGGCAATCCGGAACAAGCTCGAACCGATCGGGCACGATCTCCGTGCCGAACATCAGTTCACGGGTGATCGCGTCGTCCGACATCGTCATGGAACTCTCCAAAGAATAGGGGCCACCCCATTTACGGGATGGCCCCATTGTATCGTGTGTCACGCTGGGTGCATCAGACGATGTTGCCCGAGGTCATGTAGACGCGGTCTTCGGTGATGCCCGTGAGCTTCATGCCGTTGACCTGATCCGGGACCAGCTGCATGCGGATGCGGCCAGGCATCTGGCTCGCCTGGGTGACCAGGGTCGGGCCAAGCGACGGAGTCGTGTAGACCGGGAGCTGGTTCGTCGAGGTTCCGGTGATCGCGCCCGCGACGAACTCGAACGGAACGTATGCGTCCGCCTGGCTCATCTTGGACATTCCGGCCGGGCTCGGCGGAACGTACTTCTTCCAGTTCTTGCCCCCGAGCTTGATGCCGTACAGGGTGCCCTGCTCGACGAAGCGCGAGGTGTGACCCTTGTAGGTCTTGCCCTCGAAGCTGAAGCTGAAGCCATCGGCCTGGCCCTCGTTCGTGATCGAAGCGACCCGGTTGGTGCGGTCGATCCGGTACTGGCCGATCTTCTGCGACTCGTAGGCGCTCCACACGCCCTCGGACGCGACGAGCGTGTCAATCGTGTGACCGAGCGGCTCGAACGCCGAGTGGACACGCTGGAGGTAGCGCTTCAGGTTGTACTCGGTCAGCACACCGTTGACGTTGTACTTGAAGCTCTTGAACTCCGGACGCTCGTTGACGTCGATGAAGTCGCTCGAATCCGACTCGGCTCCGAGGAGCTTGGTCGCATCGGTCGCGGTCTCGAAGCCGTTCTTCAGCCAGCTGTTGATGCCCGCGATGCCGACGAACGTGTTCGAGCCGACGCCGTTTCCGTTGATCGTGGCGTTCGCGTACACGATGAAGCCCGCATCGAAGTCTGTCTGAGCGGCATACGTGGTGGTCACGGCCGTTCCCGACACCTGGGCACCTGCGGAATCCAGGAAGCCCGTGTTCGGATCCGTGGCCGTGACGAGCACGACCTCGTTAGTCAGCGGGTCGATGTTCTCGACGACCAGCTGAATCCGCGAGGCACGGGTCTGAGATCCGACTGCCGCCGTAGGCGCAGTGCTATCGTTTGCCCGAAGACCCGTCGAGTACACGATGTCCACGCGCTGGCCACGGGCGAAGCGGTGGGTCGCCTGGTTGCTCGGGTTGAACTTGATCTGGTAGTAGGCCGAGGTCGAGGTTCCGGTCGGACCCGTGGAAGCCGTCACCGAACGAACCATCGTGCCGCTCAGACCGCAGATGCGGTACGAGTCGTTCTGGCTCAGGTACCAGTAGTTGCACAGGGTGTGCGCCATGTTGCGGGCGAATGCCGTGAGCTTCGGGGCGATGACCTGGTCGATGAGCGCCGGGGTCGCGTCGGCCTGCTTCTCACCGAGGGTGATCATCAGGTTGGTGACGAGCGAGCGCATCGGGATCGCCAGTCGGTACGCGGTGGCGTTCGGGCCCTCAAGCGGGCTCGGGTACGCCTGCGAGATCGACTGCTGGTGCATGAGCGGGCCAAGCGACGAGGTGCCGCTGCCGTAGAGATCCTGATCGCCGAACGAACGGCCGGACTCGATCACGCCCGTGAGGCTGCCCATGAAGAGCTTGGTGATCTTGAGGTCGCGACCCATGTCGCCGGAGTTGCCGATGCCCTGGCTGGTGACGACGTTTTCGCGCCACACCGGATCGAGTCCGGCCAGGAACACCTTGAGGGACTTGTTGAGGACTTCCTGAATGCGATTTGACTGACGGTCGAAGATCGACCCTGCTGTTGCGTTTGGCATGACTGGACCCCTTCAGGTCAGATTGCGGATTCACCGGGAGACGTTGCCAGGGCCCGCTTGATGGTGTCGCTCGTGAAGCTCTTGACCTGCGACTCGATGTCGCTGATGGTGGCTCCCGGCTTGTACTCAGGATCAGGCGCTGGCTTGCTGCGCAGAATCTCCTGCGCATCGAATCCGGTGACCGTTTCCGAAGACCGACCGAGCTTGTCGATGTCTCCGATTACCGACCGGAAAGTACCGAGCACGGGCTCGGTGGCCTTGTCGACCTCTTCGGACATCCAGGAGTCCTCGAAGGTCCCCGCCGCTGCCCGGCGCGACTGCATGCGCTCAAGCGCCCGCTGCTCCAGCTGTGCCCGGAGAGTCTGGGTCGCCTGATTCACACCTTCGTCGCCCCGAGAAGAACGGGCGCTCTCGATTAGCTTCTGGATCTCGGGGTTGCTTTTCAACACCCGGTCCAGGTTCGCGTTCAGGTTCTCGCGGAGCTCGCGCACCCGCATCCGGTGAAGCTCGGCCCGCTGGGCCTCAAGCTCCTGCTTCAGCTGCTCTTGATCGCTCATGGAATCCTCGTTGGGCCCCCCACTGGTTTCATCGGTGTCGTCCTCCAGGTCCGGAAGGTCGATCTCCTCGACCTCGTCGTCCGGATCCTCGGGGGCCTGCTGCGGCTGGGAGTGCTGTCGGGCCGCGCTGATGTAGCCTTCGATCTGATCGTCCTCGTAGCCGAGGTTCTGCAGGATGTTGCGGACGGCGGTCTCCCGGCGGTCGGGCTGGACGTTCGCCTGGAAGAGGGTTCCGACCTCCTCAAGATCATTCTGCAGCGTGTCGTTGATCTCCAGGGCGTCCTTGAGATCCTTGCGGCTCTGCATGAGATCCGCCAGGGTGACCTCGGTTCCGTCGTCGAGCGTGATGAGCGTGTCGGGGTCCATTTACATTCCTTGCATCTGGGGCATGGGCTGCTGCGCCGGGCCCTGCTGCATGCCTTGCATCTGGGCCATCTGCTGATCCAGCTGCGATAGCATAGCCACATCGTCAGGATTGGGAAGGGCGTTCGGAAGAACAAGACCCATGAAGCCCATCAGGGTCTTGTGGTACTCGATGAAGGCGTTCTGCACCTCGGCCGACGCCACCATCATGGTCGGTCCGGCCATGAACGAGTTGAGCACCCGGATCTGCATCTCGGGCTTCGAGGTCTGCGGGGTCAGCACCACCTGGCCCGGCGTCTTTCCGTCGCCGTACAGCAGCAGGCAGTTGCGGACCACCGACTCGTAGGCCGACTGGTGCTCGTCGGTCCACATCGCGAAGTCGAGGCCTTCCTTCAGTGCGAACAGCATGAAGGTGTCCGGGTCGATCTGGAACTGCTGCTGGAGCTGGAGGGCCTCCTGCTTGCGGGCCACCTTGCTCCTCGGGTTGATGTCCTTGATCTTGAACGACAGCTGGCTCAGCGACGGCAGCGGGTTCTGCTCGAAGCTGACCGACATGCTCTCGGGATCCACGACGACTCCGGCCAGATCGAGGGTCAGCTGGTCCACCGTGAACGTCTTCGGGCTGAACACAACCTCGCGCACCGTGCCCGCCAGGATCGAGCGGTAGCAGTCGCCCCACGCCTGCTGCACTCCGGCGGTCGGCGTGTTCATCGCCCGGTTGACCTGCTCGTCCAGGAACTGCAGTCCGGTCGCCGAGTCCACGCGGCCCTTCTCGGCGATCAGGTCGCGGATCGGATTGAGGCGGTCGATCTGCTGGACCGCGAACGCCGACACCTTGCCCGGGACATCGCCCGAGCTGAACGGCGCGATGTTGAACGGCCGGAAGCCCTCGCTGATCGGATCCGGCTCCCACGGGAACACCCGGAGTCCCTGGCCGACGTCGCGCAGCATCGTGTTCGCGTTGAACGAGCCGTGCGGCAGCACCAGCACACCGTACTTGTCGATGTCCCGGATGTTGTTGAACAGCGACTTCTGCAGGCGCTCGGCCTCGCGGCACAGCGGGAACAGCAGGTCGAAGACTCCTGCACCGTGGAACGAGCCGTTCTCCATGAAGCGGGCGAACCCGATCGGGCAGTAGACCTCGCGGTTCTCAAGGTCCTCGTCGTGGATCACGTACTCGCCGCTCGTGACCACGTACCGGGTCACCGTGTCGCGGGGACCCTTCAGCCACAGCTCGCGCACCCGAACCACCTGCTGGGCCTCGGCCTCCGGATCGTGGCCGACGACCTTGGTGTCCGAGTACACGACCTTGGTGCCAAGGGTGTACTCGTTGGCGTCCTGCTGCTCGTAGACCTCGCCGGGCTTGATGGTGTAGAACTCCATCCGCTCCTTGTTGCGGGCCACCTTCGGGCCGAACACGTCCTTCAGGTACTCCATCGAGACCATGCGCTGCCGCAGGAGGCCGCGCTGCTTCGAGTAGTCCTGACCGATGCTCGGGAACGAGAACAGCTCGACCGGATGCACGACCTCGAAGTCCGCCGTCAGGCCGATCGTCGCGTGATTCACCATGTGTCCAGTGATTCCGCAGGATCCCAGGAGCGTGAAGATGTGGTTGAACTGCGGGACCACACGCTGCAGCTGGTGCTCCGAGACCACCTGGTCCAGCATGATCTGCGCGATCGAACGCTGGCGGATCGAGCTCAGCGACGAGCCAACGCGCATCACGTGCGGCCGGAAGTCGAGGCTGCTCAACCGCCCCGAGATCTTGTCGACCGCGCTCAGGAGCTCCGAACTCTGGAACTCCAGGCGCTCCGACTCGTCCAGGTACGAATACCGGACCGTGCCGCTCTCGGGGTCGAACACATCAAACTGACGCGCTCCCATCAGGTAGTACAGCGCCACCAGCCAAGTCGCCCTGCGG